ACATGTTCATCATTTCAACAATTAGTTTGACACGCAGTCTAGCACTTAGATTCAGATCAAGATGAACCATTCTAATGGCAACCATTTGGTCATCACTCCAGGCCGCATAGTCCCTGCTCTTGGCCCATGTGTAACATAAAAGTTTATTGGTTAGATTCTCTCTAGCAATATAAAGAAATTCAGTGGTGGGTAGATAAAATTGACTCACAACACTCAGCATAACATTTCTTGCGTATGCTATAGGCTCAGGAGTAAAGATTGTATCAATCTCAGTTTGGAAATTGGCTTCTGCCATGCTAACAATGTCTTGCACATCTGCGCCCGTGGCGGGCATCCAAGTATAGTTCATTTCAGTTCCTTTCAAGTAAGCTATTTACACTTGTTGATGGGTCTCTGTTAGATGCTAAATAACACTATGGAAAATATAGAAAAAGTCAGCAATGAAAAAACGCACGGAGGTGCCAGACCTGGTGCTGGCCGTCCCAAAGGCACCAGCAATAGACTAACAGCACGAGAGATACTTGACACAGCAGAGACTATGCTGGGCAAGCCCTTTGTTGTAAGTTTGTTAGAAGGCTACATTGACTCAATCAACACAGGTGATACTAAAAATCGTGTCACTTACGAAAAAATCATATTAGATAAAACTGCTACAACCATTATTGAAGCAGAGATTACGGATAGCACAGATGCTATTCAAGCAAAACAAGCAGCCTTTGCAGAAGCCATGGCCAAACTTGTGGGCGTTAGCGCAGACGCTAAATAACATTATGACAGCAAAGAAAAAACCAAATCTAAGTGTTGGCAGAGGCGAGAAATTACCAGCCAGCAAAGGTGCAGGATTAACTGCCAAGGGTCGTGCCAAATATAACGCTGCCACTGGCAGTAATTTAAAAGCACCTACCAAAAGCGGTCCTAGAAAAAAGAGTTTTTGTGCCAGAAGCGAAGGCTGGGACGGTGAACGCGGTCTAGCCGCAAGAAAAAGATGGGGATGCTGATATGAAAAAAGGTTTATACGCAAATATAAATGCCAAACAAGATAGAATAGCCGCAGGCTCTGGAGAGCGTATGCGTAAGCCAGGATCCAAAGGTGCTCCAACACCAATGGCTTTTAAACAATCAGCCAAGACGGCTAAAAAAGGAAAATCAAAATGAATGAAGCAAGCAGCCAAAGAGCCGTCGCTGGTTACAACGCAGCCACAGGCACAGACAACAAGGGCTACAGTCGTGGCTCAAACAAATTCGCTGGTAATATGAACCAGTCAGGCAATCCAGATGCCTTAATCAACAAAGGCCGTGGCCCCACAGGTGGTGGAACAGCAATGCCTGCAACAGGCAAAGAACTGTTCACTGGTAAATCACAAGTTCGCCAAGCAGTTGGTGATGGTGCTACCACAGCAATGCCAAAAACTGGCAAAGAAACATTTGACTTTGGTCGTGGACCAACTAAAGGAAATCAATAATGTCAACTAATTCACAAAGCAAGCCTATCAATCAAAAGCGTGGTCCTACTACAGGCAACGCAGGCACAGCAACCAAGCGTGATGCTTTTATGAAAGACAAAGCAAGTTCAGGTAGTGAAAAGTCTAAACTGGCCAAAATGGTCACAGACGCACTTGAAATGCGTGGTAGTAAAACAGCACCCACAATCAATCCTGCACTAGAAGGTCTTGCTAGAGATTTGCCACAAGGCTCTAAGACCAATCCAACTGCTAACGGTAGCAAGTTGCCTGCCAAGTATAAGAAGTAAGCGTCATGGGTGCATTATCTCAATATCGTCCTGACACTCGCGCTCCTGGTGGCGGCGGCATGAACTACGCGGGTAATCCAGTAGGTGGCGGTATGGGCGCACAATTTAACTTTGGTGGTCCTGCTCAGATGCCTCAACCAGGCGTTGGTCGTTTCCAACCACGCGGTATGGTTCCTCCAGCAGGCGCAAGACCACAACCAGGTGAAATGACTGGCCCATATACTCGTCAGCGTTTCCCACAAGGAGACCCAAGACGCTATGGCAATCCAAGACAAGTGAATCCTGGACAGCCTGGATTACAACCAGGACCTGCTCCAATGCCTGATCCAATTGAAAATATGCCAATGCCTGATGTAATTGATCCTGGTTATGGTCAACCTCCAATGCGTGGTAAAGGTGGCGGTGGTGGTAAAGGTGGTTATCCTGGTCCAGGTCGTCCAGGTCGTCCAGGTCGTCTAGATGGCCCAAGTATTGGTATGCCTGTTGAAAGACCATCACCAGGTGTAATGCCTGATGATTATTCTGATGTATATAATGATGGTGGTGGAGCACAACCAGGTGTAATGCCTGATGATTATACTGGTGATGGTGGAGGTGGCTTTGGCGTTGGCGGCTTGATGTCTCGTGCTGATGGACGAGATCCATTTGAATTTGGTGAAGATCCTACACCAGCACCTGTTCAACGCAACCAGCCAATGAACCAATACACACGCACTCGCGCTCCGCGCATTCGCTAAATAAACATGGGGGACAGACTCCCCCATGTAAGGCATAGAAAAGGAAAATGAAATGCAAAATGAAACTCAAAACCCTTGGGACGAATCTGCTCCCAACGACACTCCCAAAACCGCACGAGCCAGTAAATCAAAAAAACTTGCTGATGAGATCTTAGACATCCCAGCACCTATACCACCTACGGCACCCAATGCCAGTGACTTTGATTTAGATGGCTTGATGACAGACTTTCCCACAGCCAAAGATCTAGAACGCTTTGTGTATGATCAAGTTGGTGTTGTATTAAACTTAAAAGGTCGTGCCAACAAACTAAAATATCAAATAGCCATGGACACGCTGAATGGCGTGCCTGTTGATGCCAGGTATACTGGCAGTGACAATCCTTATATTGATAAGGCTGAAATGATTCCTGAAGATCCAATCAAACCAGCACCAGATCGTGATGCCAATTTGCCAGATCATACTCAGATTCAAAATACATTTTGGTCACCACACATTCCACATCCAGATCCAGATGCCAGAGCACAAGATCAAAAATGTCATGTTATATTTCGCAAGTATAATACAGGACAAATCAGTTATGAAATTCTTGGACCGCTTAGTAAAAAGCCACATGGTGAAAAGATTGACAAGTTTGGCCGCACTAGACCTGAAGTTATTAGAATCCTTGACCCACGCACAGGTGAGCAAACTATCATGCGTGAAGATGGCACACTGACACCACAAGGTAAAAAACTTCGTGCCATGATGCAGACATTCCGTGTCAACAACTCAAACCAATGGGCAGTATGGGTTGATCGTGAGTTTGTTACAATGAATAGCAATGTTGCTAATAATCCATGGGACCTAAAATGACCAATGAAGTCCGCGATGGAATGATCCATCAAGCACAGCAAGAGCGTATGGTTCGTGATACTTTGATATCACAAAAGATCAATGCCAGTCACAGGGAAGGATTCAAGGCCCGCTTTCCTGGTCAGATTGAACATTGTATGAGACTCACAGCAGAACGCTTGCAAGCCATACTAACACGCAAGCCCACAGACTTGGCTGATCCTGCAACATGGAATTCAACAGCAGAAGAAATTGCCAACTTGGCTCAAGCACTTTATAATCTTAGTAAGATCAATAGAGAGTATCCCATGGAGATCACAGATGACCAACATAGCAAGTAATGAAACCAGCGGCTTTGATGTTACGGGCAAGTGGATCAGTAAAGAACTGTGTCATCTAACCATTCGCTTGAACGAAGATGGCATGGGTGATTGTGAAATTGATTATGACTTTGATAAATTTGACCTTGCGTTCTTTCGCGACATCTTAACTGAGTTCTTAGACAGCCAACCCAAGGAGTAACATGCTAGGCACAGAAACCTTGATGGCTCGTGCCCTGCGTTATACACTAGACACCAATGCGGTAGATCCTGCCACTTATGCTGTAATGACAACTGATCAGCAGTTGAAGTTGCAGGACCTAGTTATTGAAGTGGCTGATCACATGCGGTATAATCAGATCAAATACTTTAGGCCCTTTGCTCATCAATTTGAATTCTTTAAGACTGGTGCTAGTGAACGCCGTGGTATTTTGGCCGCCAACCGTATTGGCAAAACAGTCAGCACCTGTTATGAAACTGCTTATCACTTGACAGGACAGTATCCTGAATGGTGGGAGGGCTATCGCTTTGACACACCTATTACTTGTATGGTAGCAGGTGAGGGTTGGAGTCAAGTTGCGCTTGTATTACAGAATGAACTGCTGGGCAGCCAGGATGTTAAGATTACAGATAATCTTGGCACAGGTGCCATTCCTCGCGATTGCATTATACAGGACACCATGCGTAATGATGGTGCCAACTGTATTGGTGTTGAAGTTAAACACGCAAAAGGCGGCAACAGTTATTTGCTGTTTGCCAATTATACGCAGGAAGTTCGTCAGCTACAGGGTTTCAAATTGAACCTTGCTGTGTTTGATGAACAGCCACCAGATGACTTCTTTTCAGAAATAGTAACCAGAACTGCCACCACACAAGGTAAAGTCTTGTGTAGTTTCACACCACTCAAAGGCCTTAACGGCTTGGTATCAAAGTTCTGGAACAAAGAAGAAGGATATGAATTTATTCGTGTGAGTTGGGATGATGTTCCAGAGTATGATCCTTGGGGACAACCATTCCTGCTGAAGGAAACACGCCGTCAGTTAGAGCGCGACTACTTGCCACATGAGCGTGAAGCCCGTATTGCTGGCAAGCCAGTGATGGGTAAAGGTGCTGTGTTTCAAATTCGTGAATGGCCCACATACACCACAGGACAGATTGACTTTACACGCATACCAAACATACAGCGAGTTATTGCTCTTGACTTGGGGCTAGTAAATGACCAAACTGTTATTACTTTAATGTATTGGGAACCTTATGAACGAACTGCTTATCTACATAAACAAATCTGTGTGCAAGGTATTGAAGAGGCTGTGCCCAGCCAGTATATCAATCATTTACTTCGTCCTGAAGTGTTTGGCACTCCTATTGTGCTACCTGCTGACGCAAGCACTCCTGGCAGATACACCATGAGTGCCAACAGCATTAGAGAAATGTTTGAAAGTTATGAACTCAATGTGTATCACAAGGCCATTATGAATCCACCTGACCAAGAAGGTCGCGTGACCAATCATAAGAGTTATGGCATCAACCAAATGCGTCAAATGCTGGAAGTTGGTAGCCTAATGGTAAATGAAAACTGCACACAGTTCTTGAGCAATGCTCGCAACTACTATGTGGATGAGAAAGGTCGCTTTAGTGATCCAGATGACACCATTGACTCAGCAAGATATGCCTTATTGGCCTGCTTACAAGGCATTGCTGAACCTTGGGACAACAGAACACCTCAACAGCGTATGGGCGCGGCCAGAGACAAGTATATGAAACCAAGAGACGAAACTGCATTGCCTGCTTGGAAGAAAAGTTATAACCCAGGAACATAATATGGAAAAAACAGGTAGATTTTTAACAACAGTTGGAGAACAACATCCTGTTATCTTGTGTGAGCGACACGCACAAGTATTTGAGATGGCAATGGTAGCCAATGATATCCCACATACAATCTATGAGTTTGATGACCAAGACGAATCGCAGTATTGTCAAGCCTGTGATTTACAAGTGGCCAAAGACTATATCAAACGCAGAGATCAAGCCGCTCAGCCCAAAATCATTCTCCCTGGTGAGTTCCATTGACGCTAAATAACATATCAGAAAAGGGAACCTATTACAATGCTTGATATTAAAAATATCCCCGTGCAGGCTATAAATCAGAACAGAAAAACAAACGCCAATTTTGTGCGAATGAAGAATATGATGGATGTCAAAATGGCATCTTACCTGCGATATCTTGGCACAAAGAACGCAGTAAACAGAAGTGTAGACTATCATTACCTGTGCCTGGCAGTGACAGACTCTACAGCACCTGTAAACGGCATTGACTATATTCACCCAACTGTAAAGCCCACAGTGGATTATGCCACAGCAGTTATTGCCAAAGGTCTTATGCCCAATGGCGAAATCAACTTTGAGTTTGTTGCTGAAGATGAATCAGATGAAGATGCCGCAAGACAAGCCAGTGAAATGGTCTCCAAGGTTGTAAACCAAATGAATGATCCACACTTTATTCTAGAGCGTTGGGTCATGGATGCCAACATGCACAAGAATGGTATGATGATGATCAAACCTATTCGTGAACAAACAATTCGCTATGTGGAAACACAAGGCACCAATGAACAATTAAAAGCATTTGAACTACAGGCCGCTGAGTCTGGACTCACAGCAGTTCGCCAAAGCAAGAGACAAATCACGGTTGACATGCAAAAGGTAATGGCTGAAGTA